TTTTTTCCATAGGTTGGATGATCTCCGACGACAATTCTCCGTTCGTCAAACTCGCTACCACCCGTGCGCTCGAGAACGATGCGCACTCTTCTATCCTTTCAATCCCTCGTGGCTGCGTAATTGCGATCAATGGCGAAAAAGAAAATTAAACTCACACCAATCGCTATCGACTCTTTACAAACATTTCACACAGAATTGCAGTTGGCTAGGAACAAGGGTGAGATGATTGCGATCATGCGCCGGCGCGGTGCAGCCGATGGTTGGTGGTCTGATATCCCGCGAGAGTTATGGGACAAACTTGAGGGGATGGAAAAAAAGTGAAAAAAAAAGCCCCACCGAAGTGGGGCCGTGGTTCAGAACGTATACGCATCGCGAACATATTTTTCGGCTGATCGTTGCCGTGAAGATTCGTGAGCACTTTCAATGTGGGTCGAGCCGAAGTGGTATCCGATGACCGCTACAACCTCTTTCCCGAAAAGATTGTCCACCTCATAGGCGAAGCTGCTGTCGACCTTTGTTTTTGCCTCAACCTCGAAGTGCCTGGGTTCGTCACCGTAAGGTTTGTTGCGACGGATGCTGACCAGGTAACGGGGGTTACCGTTGGTGGAACTCGGCAAGCGCCTGACCATCTTAAGCACTCCGGTTATTTCGCGGGTGTTCTTCATCTCTTTTCTCCTGTTTGATTGGTACTTGCTTTAACCTCTTCTAATTTAATTGTCAGCAACTCCAGCAAGCCAGGAGGCATCGAGTTATGCCCGATGTTCCCCGGCGTCTGTCGCCAATGTTGAACGGTTACTAATTTCACTTGCACCAGGTCTGCAACCTGTTGCGAAGTGAGTGAATGCCCCTTCATCAGCGCCATCAAACGCTTGTTGGTACTCATCATATCGGCCCTAACCACTCGTCAAAGGTGAGCGGGTACAGGTCGGGGATGCAAGCCAGATAGACCTGATACCGCTCCCACAGCTTGCCGCTGTACGGGTAAGCCTGTTCGATGGTTTGGTCTTCAATCATCTTTCATCTCCTGTTAAAAATTGTAATCGTGATGTTTCAAAGGCTTGTCACTGAACACGAACGAGTTGTGATTGCCACCAACCTCATACCACCGGCCATTCTTTCTCTTGCTGATCGCCATAAGATGACCATCAGGGTCAGATGAACATATCCAGTTCTGGTTGTTGTTGTTGGTGCAATGGGCTGTGAAGCCGCCCGCAACAAAATCAAGTTTCAAGTTCGGGTCACGTTCCGTTTTCATTTCGCGCACGATAACCTTCTTCTCACTCTTTACTTCAACGACCTCGCATGGTCGGACATCGCTATATAAATGATTGTTCGCATATTTTTTCATCTCTCTTCTCCTGAGTCGTACCGTGTTTCAAATTCTGGAAACTCATCAACCAGTTTCCCCAAGAGTTCGGGGTAGGGGCTGCTGGTACGGGTAGAATGTTTCAACATCAAGTGAACAAGATTTTCATAAGACACCACAAATTCTTCGTAGGTCATTTCTCTTCTCCTGTTTAAAAAATTGATACATGTATGCGCCCCTCAAGGCGCATCGTATGTAACAACTTATTTTGTTTCCTTGAGCCACTTCGCCATTCCTTTTTCAATGGCCAGACACAGTGCCTGATCGGCACAATCAACACTGGACTCGCCGTCCAGTTCACCAAACCGAACACCGACTCTAGACTTCCAGTCACCGTCAAAACTCGACCAGACGCCAACGGAGTAGACAATGCAACCGCTACCCCGCCGTGAGGTTCGACGTGCTTTGAGCACGACCTTCTCGCCCTCAACATTCATCGTCATTTGCTTTGTTTGTGCCATCTCTCTTCTCCTGTTGAGAATTGATACTGACAAATCGTTTTGATTTGTCGCTATCTACTCTCGAAGACTCGGGGGTATTTAGCCCGCTGGAGAGGTCGTCGTTTACACCCTCTTGGTTCGGAGCCTTGTCTATCAACCCCTAACCCAACAACACCCCTATAGTAGTTGCTACTACAATAGAAGTCAAGCACTACCGAAGGGGAAAGAGAACTTTTTTTATAAGAGCCTGGGAAGGCTCAGTTATTGCTTAAAGCCATTTCGGGAGCGGGTCGTCAAGCGGCTCGAGCGCAGCCGGTTTCTTCTTCGCTTTTTCGCGATAAACAATCTCCGGGTCGAAGACGGCCATTGCACTGAGAAAGTCTCCGTCCTTATCGACGAGGTCGGCATCGACATGCTGGAGGTCTTTTGAGGTGAATCGATTGATGGTGAAGTCGTTCTTGCTGGCATTGGTAATCTCCTTGCCACTCGGAATTTCATAGGTGGTCGTGTTTTCGTCAGAGTCGTGAGACCGGAACTCAGCCCACGGGATCAGTTCGGGGATGAACAGGTGGTCCCGGCACCCGGACCGCTGTTCCTTATTGGTCAACCGCTTATCGTGGAAGTTGCAGTGCCAGGTGCCATCATCACGCGGGTCGACATGCATGCATGTGCGGCATGAGACCGCTGCGGTCTTGTCACCATGGCAGTGGTCTGAAAAATTACACCACTTACATAAGTAATACTCAGGCTTCTCCGAGATGCGAGGGGGCGGCACTTTGGATAGGACAACCTCTTCAGCATCGGCCATGAACTTGTCGTGCTTGTCTTTCTGAAAGTCTGTGCGGCAACTGGTGATGTCCCGACCGCCTGGCGTGGCAACGGTCAGGTAGTGCCGTTTCATTTTTGTCAGGCCCATATACGTTTGAGCCTGAACAAAGTAGGTCTGGTCCCAAGCCTCGAGCGCAGACTTTTCGTCCTTGGCCTTTAGCTTATTCATCTTGGCAAACTTCTTCTCGTTCACCTGTTTGTGCTCCCACACATGCCACGTCTTGGGAGCCTGTAACAGGCCGAGCACAGCACCGTCCAGGTGGCCTCGTATGTGGCCCCCTAGCGCCTTAACAGCGAACTGCTCACCGTCTGGCCCCTCTGTCCTCAAATCCACGTTAGGGACCGCTTTGAGCCTCTCAGCCATGAGTGCTTCGCCTGAATGCCCATCAAGAAAGCGGCGATGGGTGCCAGCGTCATGGTGCTCGACAGCTATCCAGCGGAACCCGTACCAGCTTTGCCTGGAGCACTCGCGACCGACACCGGACAGCCCATAGTAGACACGCTCTTGCGATGGGTTGGCCCGGACAATCGCTTGATCAACAGCTTCGAGTGTGGGGTCGCCTGGTCGTTCGGGTAGTTTCATGCTGCCTTCTTGTGCTGGCCGAGAACGCGGACCTTCCACCACTCGTCACCCCACTTGTTTCTCGCGTCGCGAATAGGTCGAGCATGAAAGAATCCGTGTTGGTATTCCCCGAACGCATCAATGTATGGCCCATGCTCGGGATGTTGATACATGAAGTACCTAGCCATATAAGCGGTGAAACCATCTCGGACCTTTATCGGCTTGCCTTCCTCGTTGTACATAATATCCTCGTTATAGACGGCGACCTCCAAGTTGTAGCGAAGCACATGAAAAATAGCGTCAGACGAATAGTGGGTCTTGCCGGTTTCCATGATCCGAAATGTGTACTTGGCAAACTCATCGTAAAACGCACGGTTGTTTTCGAGCCACTTGAAAAACTGTTCGAGATAAGACAGCTTGGGGTCACCTAGCTTTTTCTTAATTATCGAGTTGTGCACCGTGTGAATCTTCACGATAATTTCAACTCCGACCGACGTTCTTCCGCTTGAGTCTCGTTGCAGATATCGTGTAAGTCTCCCAACATGTCTCGAAGTTCAGCAACCTGGGCTTCGATCTCGGCAAATTCAATATCAATCGTGTCGTGATCGTCGCGCAGGGCTTTCTCAATCTTGATGAACGATCCATTGATCTCGTCGCGAGCGTGATGAAAGTCGGCGATTAATTTTTCTGCTTGCATAGAAGTCCTCAAGGCGATCGGCGAAAAATCCACCGACCACCAGAATTGCCAGGAAGACCATCAGATAGACAAGGATGGCCCCAATTTCTACTAGGCTGTTTTCAGCCATGGCGCGGCTCCCCCATTCGCGACAGCAGCAGCCGCTGCGGGCGGTGGCATGGTGCCGTCAGCACTCGAGCGGTACTGTTCGCACTTGTTCTGATCGGAAAACAACGGGTCGTTAGACTTTTCGATGGACACCCGCACATCGAGAACCTCGCCCAGAAGTTCGTCACAATCACCAACCTGGGACTTTTTGCAGGACCGAGCCATTAGGTCGAAGTTGCGCCAAGACCCTTTGCGTGTCTTTTCGGGATACCGGTCGTCGATGTAGTATCTCCCCCAGAATTTCCGACTAACACAGTCACCGCTGACCACGCTGAATCTAAGTTGGAGGTAGTCGAATCCTGATTTCTTGGATTCACGCATTTCAACGTCATCGATCTGAACTGTGTACCAGCCCGGTTCCAATACCTCGAAGCTACTATCCATGACCACGTCGTTTTCGCTGGTCTGTGTTACATCTCTGTTGAGTTCAATCATGCTGCTTTCCTTTTCCTTTGTTGATTAGGTATATAAATAATTAAGCCGATGTTCAGCGGTTTCTCTGTTCACTCCTCCGCCGTTCAAATAGTGGACAACATTCGCGGCTTCATAGTTGTTCTTGAATCTATCAATACTGATGAACTGTCCATGAGGAGCGTAAAAGCCGACTTCGTACCAATCGGTGTCGTCGTCGGGGTTTAGTGGCTTCGTTTGCAGTTTGTAGACCCAACTCATGCTGCTTTCTTCTGTGGTGATGCCAGGATTGTTTTTGCAATCTCAGCAAGATTTGGTTCGGTGAATTGCTCGAGTCGACCACTGCGGTCCTTGGCCTCGTACTGACCGTCGCGCCTGGCTTGCAGCCAGTGCGAGATGTTGCCTTCATTATCCTTTTCGACACGCAGTGCGCACACAAGGTCAAAGTAGTACGGCATGGCTGGACCCAACTTTGCGCCGGGCATACCCGGCCCATACATGAGGCGGCCGCCATCGTCTTGCACTCTTTCCTGCTTGGCAGTGAACACGACATTGACACCGGGCAAGTCTCTGAACGCTTTGATGAGCGATGTCATCTTGTCGATCAATTCCCCGTAGGCTTGCCGGGGGTCAGAGGCTATATTTTTCTCGGCTGCAAGGCACACCTCGGCGACCTCTGTGATCGAGTCCAGGCAAACCCAGGCGAAGTCTTTCTTCTTGAGCAAGTGTTCATACACACCCGCAACGTCCTTCATGTTGTGGACCGTGTGAATCTTTACGTCTGCCTTGGTGTCCTTGATGGACAGCAAGCCACCCTCGGAATTGATGATCAGAGTGGGGCCATCTGCTGTAGTGCAGAGCAGGGTTTTTCCGCTGCCCGCTGGCCCATACACAACCATCTTCAAACCTTGGTCGGTCGCTGCATTCATAGGTGTTTCAAATTCCATCGTCATCGTTCTCTTGGTAAAAAAAGTAAGGCTTCTTAGGTTTCAGCGTGAGTCCAGGCGAGATCGTTTTCCATATCTCCGGTTCATGGCTTTCGATGTACTTGCTGCGTTCGCGGTCTTCGTGAAAATCAAAACGAAAAGGGAACACAGCAGTCGCTATCTCGTCGCTTACTTCTTTCAAGTGATGTTGTGACCAGTTACGTTTCATCCCGGTACGCACACGCAAAGCACCGTCATCGTCCATCAAGACATGGGTCGTGCCTTCCAGTTTGTGATCGATCAATGTCATCATCTCGTCTTCAATCTCGAAGCGGGCTTCACGGGCCTGATCCTCGGCACTCTTTGCTTTGCGCCAGGTGTCGACCAGTTCCCATAATCGATTGTGTCCTCTCATTGGTTCTCCTTATCTTCATACGTTTTCGCATAGTGCGCGATACGCCCGTACAACTCATACACATGTTCTTGTGAGCGTTTCAATTCTTCGCGCAGCATTCTGATTACGTCGTCTGGACGATCGCCCTGCCTATAGACGGCTACATGACGGGTGAAATCTGAAGGTGTCATTGCGCAGTTCCTGGTGACAATATATAGTCTGAACAGTAACTCTACCGGAAAAACCCAAGACATGACAAGTAGTCCTTTCATCTTCGATACCGTGATCAATGAATGCGGTGGAATCACAGGGGTTGCGGAGCATTTCGGAATCACAAGGTCTGCTGTGCAGCAGTGGAAAATTCATGGAATCCCAGCTAACAGGGTACTAAGTTTAGTCGCACTGGGGGATCACAAGATGAGTCCTTCAGACGTTCGGCCAGACATATTTGGCACCCCGTAGTGCGTCCTAAGAGTATCGAGCCGCTCACACCGCGGCTGCCCGCCATCCCTGAAGAAGATTTCGAGATGGCAGCGAACTGGATCTACGAAGAAGACCAGTTGGAAGTCGCACCACCCTCATTCGTTATCAGCGACTGGGGCATTGATCGGTACAAAGG